TCACAATCTCCGTAAGTCAAAGTATACAATGGCTTCGGTGGTCGTGAGTTCTATTTTTATTATCCATTTTTGAATTAGTTTTTTTAGTTCTTTTTGAGAATTTAAATTTAAACTAGAAATATCCATTTTTAAGGCTTTTCTAACCTTTTCAGGTGTTATAAAATCATTTTCGACAAATAATTTCTTTTCTTTTATTTCTTCTTTTAAATATTCTTGCTTTTCTTCAATTTCTTTTAATCTATCAGAGATTTTTTTAGTTCCAAAACCTTGACAACATAAGTCTACTAATTTATTAGCCTCTTTCTCTAATTTATCTATATTTTTTTGCATCAATTCAATGTCTTCAGCAAAATCTTTTTGTCCTTTTTTGTATTCATTGTTTACATTATTTACTATGGTGTCTATAGTTTCATTGTTAAGTAATTGTTTTGTTAATAGAGAAACAACTTTTTCCTCAATAAGTTCTTTTTTTATCATTCTAGAATTACATTTTCCTATTTTTGTGTTGGAAACGCACCTATAGTATTGATTTTTATATACTTTTCCATTTTTCTTTTTAGTTGTTTGTGTTGTTCCAGTATAAGTAGAACCACATTCTCCACATTTTATCAATCCTGTTAATAAATAAAAGTTTTTACTTGCTGTACTTTCCTTTTTATCCTCTTTTTTCTTATTCACAGCTTCAAAAACCTCCTTACTTATTATAGCTGGTATAGTTCCTTCGTGCCTTATCATATTTTCGTTTAAGTTCCTATGGTCATCTTTTGTGCCTTTGCCGTATATATAATTCCCAATGTATTTTTCATTTTTTAATAAATCGTAAAGTGAGTTCTTTTTAAATTCTGTTCCTCTTTTAGTTTTGTATCCTAATTTATTCAATTCAACAGAAATATCAATTAGCGAATAACCTTTTTGCCTCATATCGAATATTTTTCTTACAACTTTAGCTTCTTTTTCATTAATTACATATTCCTTATTTACAATATCATATCCGAAGCGGAGGGATACCTCCATTAAATTTACTGTCTTTTGCGTTACTTTTTAAAGCTCTTTGGACATTAGATGCTAAATTTTCAATATAATATTCATCCATGCCAGCAAGTAATGTATTCATTAATTTGCCTTCTGGAGTATCATCAGAAATCGGTTGTGTTATTGATATTAATTTCACACCACAGTTGTATAATTTACTACGATATATAAGGTTGTCCATAGTATTACGAGCAAACCTGTCTGTTTTCCATACTAAAACAGCTTGTACCTTTTTCTTTTTACAAGCATCAGTAATCATGTTTTGAAAGTTTTCTCTTGTAGATTTTTTACCACTTTTAGCTTCATCTACATAATAATCTATAATAGTTATACCGTTTCTATTAGCATATTCTTCAATTTCTGATTTTTGTTGTTCAATAGAAGCCTCAGTTTGTAAATCTGAAGAATATCTACAATATCCATAAGCTAACATATAACACCATACTTTCCTTCATAAAATTTTATTGCATTACTCATATATTCTTCTGTAACTTCAAAATATTCTGCCAAACCATAAAGAGTATTAATTCCGATTTAAAATCGCTCTACAAAGATTCTCAAAAGGAATAAGCACATAATAACTCCATTTCTTAGCACGATATTCTTGTTTGTCGTAAGTAAATTTATCAACATTAGCATAATTATAAGTTGCATCCATATAATAATGTCCTAATTCTTCTGATAAAACGCATTTTTCTTCCGTAGCATTGTTAAAGTTTTTATAGTTTAAAGCAATAGCATTTAATTTATCATAATTAAGATACATTCCATTTATATCCTTATCAAAATAAAAATCATATATTTTAACATCCTCTTTTTCAGCTAAATCATATAATTTTTCTAAATTCATTTATTTATCTTCCTTCTTTTTTAAATTGTCTTTTAATACAAACCTAGCAAATTCTTCAATTTTCTCTTGCTGTTCCTTAGTAGGCGGATTATAGTCTTTTTTACTTAATCCTATATCTAACAATTCTTTGTCTAACTTTTCTGGATTTCGTATATTAGACTTACCAAGGAGATAATCTATAGAAACATTTAAAAAATCAGAAAGTATTGCTAATGTCTCTGTTCCCATGTCTCTTTCTCCAGTTTCATAAAATCCAACGGTTCTTTCACTTTTATTTATAATTTTTGCTATATCTGATTGAAGAAGTCCTCTTTCTAATCTTAATTCTTTTAATCTGTTCACAATAATCATCCTTTCACATTAGATATAAATATTATATAACAAATTGTACGATATGTAAACATTAAAAGAATATTTTGTACAAATTTCTTTGCTAGAGGCTCAAGAGGTTGGGGAAATTATGAAAAAAATATTAAAAAAAGTATTGACAAAGAACATATTGTACTATATAATGCCAATAACGAACGAACAATAAGTACGAAAGGAGATGAGTTTATGAAGGAGATGACTTTTAAAGAATTGAGACTGAAAAATAAATTAACACAAGAACAAGTTGCTGAAAAATCTGGATTTTCTAAGGATTACATTTCTATGATAGAAAGAGGAGAAAGAAATCCAAGCGACAAAGCTAAAGCTATATTTGCAGAAATATTTAACGTACCTATTGTACAAATTTTTTTAGCAACACAACGAACAATAAGTACGACACAAAGGAAGGAGGCTTAATAATGCAAGAATTTATAAATGATTTTTGTTACACATTAGCAAGAATAATAGAATTTGAAGAAAAGGAGGAAAACAAATGAAAAGAAAACTAAACAAAAACAAACTATATCAACTTATAGGACAAGCAGTAGTATATAGCAGTTTATACATAGCAACAGTAGCGTTTTCAGTATGGGCATTTTGCCAAAACAGTATTTATTAGAAAGGAGGAAAGAGAGATGTTAACTAAAAAAGATAGAAAGATATTAAATCAAAAATCAATGATACATAACAGAGATATCTTAATAAAAGATATGGAAGGACAAGCAAAGGTATTACATGAAGAAAATAAAGATTTAAGATTCGAAAATGAAGAGCAAAGGGACTTGATAAGCAGAATTGAAAGACTAGTAAATTCAAATAAATACAACAATGAAAAAGCAGTTTTAAGCAAAATAAAAGAACTAGTTAGCGACTACCAATCAATAAACTAGTTCAAATATAAATACATAAATAAATTCATATTTACTTATATTTTAGCACGAAAAAGTAAATATGTCAAAGGAGAATTATGGAAGATTACATAGAAAACGATGAAGAAGGAAATATATTCGAATTAATAGCAGAAGAATGCTATTACGATGATTTAAGGGAGGAAGAATAATGCAAGATTTAATAATTATAAAACAATTACCTCAAATAGAGGAACATTTAAAAGAATTATCAATAGAAGTTGAACAAAAAGTGGAAAATGCTAAATCTTTAATATGCACAGAGGAAAATGTAAAAACAATTAAAGAAGTTAGAGCAGATTTAAATAAAGAGTTTAAGGAAGTAGAAAAGCAAAGAAAAACAGTAAAAGAACAAGTGTTAGCACCATATATGCAATTTGAAGAAGTATATAAACAATATATATCTGATAAATACAGAAGTGCTGATAATGACTTAAAACAAAAAATTAATTTAGTAGAAAAAGAATTAAAAGAACACAAAGAACAAGAAATTAGAGATTACTTTGAAGAATATAAAACAGCAAACAATATTGGTTTTATTACATATGGACAAGCAAGAATAAATGTAACATTATCAGCAAGTATGAAAAGTTTAAAAGAACAAGCAAAACAATTTATTGACAAAATAGTGGATGATTTAAAATTAATTGAAACACAAGAGCATAAAACAGAAATATTAGTTGAATATAAACAAACATTAAATGTATCACAAGCAATAACAAGTGTGACAAATAGATTTAAGGCTATTGAAGAAGAAAAGAAAAAAATAGAACAAGAAAAAGAACTTCAAAAATTTGTTGTGGATACTGCAAAAGAGTCAGACAAGTATAGTGAACAAATAATATTAAATTCACCATCCGTAGAAGAAAAAATAGAAGGAATTTTAACTTTAAAATTTACAGTAAGGGGAACAAGAACAAAATTAAGAGAATTAAAACAATTTTTAGAAAGTGGAGGTTACGATTATGAGTAATGAAGTACAAAAAAATAATGAATTAATGGTCAAATTTGATATTGACGGAAATGAAATAAAATTAACACCAAGTATAGTGCAAGAGTATATAGTAGGAACAGATGCAAAAATAACAAATCAAGAATTTAAATTATTTACAGAACTTTGTAAAGTTAGAAAATTAAATCCATTTTTAAGGGAAGCATATTTAATTAAATATAAAGCAGGTACTCCAGCACAATTAGTCGTAGGAAAAGATGCAATATTAAAAAGAGCAGTTTTAAATCCCAACTACGATGGAATCGAAAGTGGAATTATAGTTCAAAAAGAAGATGGAACAGTAGAAGAAAGACAAGGAACATTTAGATTAGGAACTGAACAACTTGTAGGTGGTTGGGCTAGAGTATTTAGAAAAGACTGGTCACACCCTACATATTCAAGTGTAAGTTTTAATGAAGTAGCACAAAAAACTGGACAAGGACAATTAAATTCAAATTGGAATAATAAAGGTGCAACAATGGTTGAAAAAGTTGCAAAAGTAAGAGCATTAAGAGAAACATTTGTCGAAGATTTAGCAGGAATGTATGAAGCAGAAGAAATGCAACAAGAGATTCCGCAACAAGAACCTATTGAAGTACAAGCAGAAATAGAAGAACAAACAGAAAACACAAAAGAGGTATCAATGAATGAACTATAAAATTATATCAAGTTGTAGTACAGGAAATGCAACAATAATAAAAGACATAATTTTAATTGATTGTGGAGTTACTTTTAAGAAATTAGAGAAGTATTATAAACAGTTCAAAATAGTACTTCTCACACATATACATTCAGATCACTTTAAAAAAGAAACAATTAAGAAATTAGCACAAGAAAGACCAACATTAAGATTTGCTTGTTGTGAATGGTTATTAAATCCACTTTTAGAATGTGGAGTTGAAAGAAAAAATATAGATGTACTTCAAATTGGTACGAAATACAATTATAAGCTATTTAAAATTGTACCAATCAAATTATATCATGATGTATCACAATGTGGTTATAGAGTACTATTTGACGATTATAAAGCAATCTATATGACAGACACAAAAACAGTTGAAGGAATAAGTGCTAAAAATTATGATTTATATCTTGTTGAAGGCAATTACGACGAAGATGAAATAGAAGAAAGAATAAAAGAAAAACAACAAGAATGTAAATATGTATATGAATTTAGAGCAAAAGACAGCCATTTAAGTAAACAACAAGCAAGTGAATTTTTATTGAATAATATGGGAGAAAATTCAGAGTATGTTTTAATGCATCAACATGTAGAGAGGTAATTATGGTAGGAACAAGTAATAAAATAATAACTTATTTACTAGAACAAGCAAAAGATAAACAGTTTGAAATAAAAGAATATAGACAAAAAAGAAGTTTAGACAGTAACGCCTATTGTTGGGTACTATGTGACAAGATAGCAAAAGAATTAAGCAAAGATGGAACAATTATAACAAAAGAAAAGATATATCAAGATGCAATATTACAAATTGGTTCATTTGAGCCAATGATAATCGAAGAAAAAGCATTTGAAAATTTCAAAAGAATATGGCAAAAGCAAGGACTAGGATTTTTAGTACAAGAAGTAAGCAGAAAAGATAGATGTGTCAAAGTACATTGCTACTATGGAAGTTCAACTTACAATAGCAAAGAAATGAGTTTATTAATAAATTTATTAGTTGAATTAGCAAAAAGTTTGAATATAGAAACCAAAAGTGACAAAGAGATAGAAAGTTTGTTAAAAGAGTGGGACAAGAAATGATAGTAACAGATTTAAGTAATAGTTTTAATCCTTGCCCAAAAATCACAGAGAAAAGTCAGAAGAAAGATAAAAATAAAAACGAAGAGGAATTTTGCATCATGCCAAAAAGCAAATTATATAGCACGGTAAGAACAGAAATATATTGTGAAAGACACGAGGTTTATTTTTCAAAGGCTTACAGACAAAAGAGTATAAATGATGGCTTGATAGTATTTTTGATGAGAAAAGACCATCGTGGAACGAATGGAGTACACGGCAAAAACGGAGACAAATTAAACAGGCAATTAAAAAGAATAGCACAAAAAGCTTGGTGCAAATATTACAACAAAACAAAAGAAGAATTTATTAGAGAATATGGAAAAGCAAACAACTAGGGATTAGACATAAGTTTAATCCCTAATATTTTACTAAAAAGGTGGGAGATATGGAAGATAAAAGCTATGTGAAATTATTTAGAAAAATATTAAAGTCTCCCATTTGGGAAAATGAAAAAGCATTGAAAGTTTGGATATGGTGTTTGATAAAAGCAACGCATATTGAAAGAATGCAATTAGTCGGACAACAAGAAGTTCAACTAAAAAAAGGTCAATTTGTATTTGGAAGAAAAAAAGCTAGTCAAGAATTACAAATGACAGAGAGCATGGTTTACAGATATATGAAAGTTTTAGAAAAGTTACAAATGTTAAATATCAAACCGAACAACAAATTTTCAATTGTAAGTATTGAAAAATGGGAAGATTATCAAATCGAAGAATTAAAAACGAACAGCAAATTAAACAACAAACGAACAACAAATGAACACAAACAAGAATGTAAAGAAATTTATATTACTTTATTTAATAAATATAAAGAGCAAATCGAAAAAGATTTTACTAAAAAAACAAGAATCATATCAAAATGTAAAGAATGTTCAGATTATGCTTTACTAACACAAGAAGAACAAGACGATTTATTTTACGATTTAATGAGTGTAGATATGGACAAGAAGTTTAGGTAAGGAGTGATAAACAAATGAAGATAACTCAAAAGGACAGAATTATAAATTATATACGACAGTTTGGAAGTATAACAAGTTGGGAAGCATATCAAGATTTAGGAGTAATGCAATTAGGAGCAAGAATAGACCAGTTAAAAAAAGATGGATATGAATTTACAACAGAATGGGTACAAAAAAAGAATAGATTTGGAGAAGATGTAAGTTTTAAAAAATATTATTTATCGGATATGGTAGCTCAAAATATGAACCATATACCAAGAATTGATTAGGAGGCAATTATGCAAGAAAAATGTAGTAAATGTAATAATGAAGAACTATTTGTAGAAATACAGGGAAACAGAAGAGGTTTATATTGTGGGAAATGTGGAAAATGGCAAAAATGGATTACAAAACAAGAATTACAAATAGCAAAGTTTAAAGGATATAAAATTTTAGGAGGTAGTTATGATAATAGTAAGTCAAGATAAAGGAAAAATAATAAATTTTGATAATATGACACGAGTTTATATAACCTTTGATGAAGGTGATGATGATGTTTGTATAAGAACTGAAACAGTAGATAGTTTGTATGAAGACTTAGGATATTACAAGACAGAGAAAAGAGCAAAAGAAGTATTAGCAGAAATAGTACAAAAGTATTCTAGTTATTTACAATTGACTGGAGGACCTGCAATAATGCAAGGCCAAATGGATATACAACCTAATATATTTAATATACCTAAAACTTACGAAATGCCAGAGGACTAGCCTATGAAACAAATAAAAAAGAATACACTATGTTATTACTGCTTAGGCTGTAACAAGCAAGAATGTGAAGAATATAAGCCGGTAATAAGATGCAAAAATTTTATGGCAGGGATAGAAAATTGGCAAGAAAAGTTAAGAGAGGAGCTAAAGAAAAGTGAACAAATACAGAAATAAAAAAGTAATAGTAGACGGAGAAGAATTTGACAGTAAGAAAGAAGGAAATAGATATAAAGAATTAAGACTGTTAGAAAGAGCAGGAGAAATAAGCAACTTAGAACTACAACCAAGATTTTTATTACAAGATAAATTTAAGAAAAACGGTAAAACTTACAGAAAGATAGAATATGTAGCGGACTTTAAGTACATAGAAAACGGTAAAAAAATAGTAGAAGACGTAAAAGGAATACAGACAGATGTATTCAAATTAAAACATAAGATATTTGAAAAAGTTTACCCAGATTTGGAACTAAGAATAATTAAGTAGGAGGAAAATTAAATTGATTAATTGGAAAGAAGAATATAAAAAACTATACAAGTGTTTAATAGCAGTAACAATATTAATAATAACAGCTCTAGTAATGTTTATATTCACATTTACAGGAGTAACAAAGAAATTACAAGATAAAGATAAAAAGTTAACAGAGCAAGCAATAGAAATAGTTGATCTAAAAGAAATCATAAACGAAAGGGGAGAAAAGCAATGATAGAAGTAAACGAATATGTGAGAACTAAAGATGGAATTGTTGATAAAGTGATAATTGAATATGATGGAAAGTGCAATAATTCAAATTGCGATGAAAAACATATTTCTTGTAAATATAATTATTATAACGAAAAAGATATAGTAAAACACAGCAAACAACTAATAGATTTAATAGAAGTAAAAGATGTTATTAAATATAGAATAAATAATATTTCAACAACATTAGAAACAAAAGGCTATGTTGAAGGGATCGTAGATATATCAGATGAAGAAATGTTACAAAAAATAAAGAGTGATAAAAATTATCACATATTAGAAATCCTGACAAAAGAAAGTTATATGGCTAATTGCTATAAAGTAGGAGGAGAAGATGAATAGAAACAATACAATTAAAGGTTTAATAGAAAGTTGTATAGATAGTCGTAATGTAGATATTGAAAAAGCAGAAGATGGAAAAAGAGCATTTAAAGAAAATAATATTTATGTAAAAGGGAAAAGTGGAGAATTTGAAAGATATACTTTGGTTGAATGTTTACCTAGAGGAACAAAATTTGTAGTATTAATTAATGAAAGCAATTCAAATGAAACAGGAGATTTTAGTTGGTATTTTTGCATTATGATTAAATATCATGATTTATATATTAGCTTACATGATAGAGGTTAGGAGGAGAATAGATATGTGCGAATACTGTAAAAAGATAATAAAAAATAAAAGAATACTAGATATAGACAATGAAGAAGAAACGCATATGGAAATTATTAATCAAAAAAAGTCTTGGGGATATATGTTATATGTTGAAATAGAAGGACAAGACAATGATGGATATAAGCCAAGTCAGTTCTTTCAAATAAATTATTGCCCGATGTGTGGCAGAAAATTGGTAAAGGAGTAAATAGATATGTTAAAAATAAAAAAATGAGACAAGAAAATGAAGAATTAAAACAAGAAAATGAAGAATTAAAACAAAAAAATTTTGAATTACGAAAGATAATGGAAACGACAAAAGATTTAGATTTATACAATGTTCTAATTTACACTATAAAAAATTATTGTAATGGAAGAATAGAAATACCTAAAAACTATTTTATACGAAATGAAAAGGCGAACGTAAAATTTTACGAAGATGTAGTACAAAATAAGTTTATTTTAGTAGTAAAGGAGTAAATAAAAGATGAAACATATTATTCAGTTTAGTGGAGGAATATGTAGCTTCTTTGCAGCAAAAAGAGTAGTTAAAAAATACGGAAAAGAAAATGTAATTTTGTTATTTTGTGATACTTTGATTGAAGATGAAGACTTATATAGATTTATAGAAGATACAAAAAAATATTTGGGGTGTGAATTTGTAAGAGTTTGTGACGGAAGAACACCGTTCGAAGTATATAAAGATGTAAAATTCTTAGGAAATTCACGAGTAGCACATTGTACGAAGTTGTTAAAGACGAGACAAGCAAAAATGTGGTTAAAAGGACATTACAAAGAAGATGAATGTATGTTGTATGTTGGAATTGATTGGACAGAGATACACAGATGTGAAGCAATAAAGAAGAATTGGGCTCCGTATACGGTAGAATTTCCAATGTGTGATAAACCATATTTAACAAAAATTGATATGCAAAAAGAATTAGAAAAGATAGGAATAGAGATTCCACGTTTGTATAAAATGGGATTTAGTCACAACAACTGCGGAGGTTTTTGCTGCAAAGCTGGACAGGGACATTGGGCAAATGTACTTGAAACAATGCCTGAAAAGTTCAAAGAATATGAAGAGAAAGAACAAGAAATCATAAAATATATCGGAAAAGATGTAAGTATGATGAAAAAAATAAAAAATGGAAAAGCAGAAACATATACATTAAAGCAATTAAGAGAAGATTATGAGAAAGATAAATCACAGATAGATTTATTTGATATTGGAGGATGCGGATGCTTTTCGGAAGAGGAGTAAATAAGATATGAGTATGAGTGTAGATTTATATAAATTAAATTATAAAGAATTTGTTGATGAATTAATGAAAAATCCAAAAATAAATAACAGAGAACTATTAGAAAAAATAATATTGGAATTTGGAAACAAAGTTGGCGAAGACTTGATTATATTAGGAAATGAATTTTGGGAAGATGGAATTTGCACATGGAATATGTTTGCAATGATACAAGAAATATTTGAATTAGAAGATGATGAATATATAAGTGATGTTTTTTATGAATTACGAAAAGGTTTAATAAATTACAAAGAAATAGATGATGCATATAAAAATTTAGGACTAGAGAGGAGTAATACATAATGAAAGAAAAAATAAAAAGAATAATAGAAAAAATTAAAGATATATTTAGTTTACATTGCCCTGAATGTGGTGGAAGAATGAAAAGCGAATATTTAGATATGGAAATAGACCACATTGTATATAAGTGTGAAAAGTGTGGGGAGGAGTGGATTTAATGCAATTATTTGAAGATTTAATAAAATGTAAAGACTGTATGAATAATATAAATAACAAGTGTATTTTATATCCAGGAAAAGATACAAAAGAAGAAAACACAGGTTGCTATGTAGGAATAGATAGAAATAACAAACAAAAGATATTGGGAGGTGTTTTAAGTGAAAGAAAATAGTATAGAAAAATTACAAGAGAGATTAGAAACACTGCATGTAATACAAGACGCTAGATTAGCATGTAATGCTGATGATTTAGACATAAGAGAGGAAATAGCAGAAGTAGAAGATGAAATTAAAGAATTACAAGATGATATAAATGAAAAAAATAATAATGGTAACGACACAAATGTCGGTAGCATAGAAAATAGTATAAAAAAGTGCCCTTGTTGTGGCAGTGAAAAACTAACATATTTTAAAGAAAGTGTTTTAACAAGATATTATAAATTAGATAAAAACAACAATCCAACCAAAAGGTGCATACGAAAAAGTGAAGATAGTTGTAATATGCCAGAAAATTGGAAATGTGAAAAATGTGGAGAAATTTTTGGTGGTACAGCTCTAAGAAAGGAATATATGTAATGGGAAATAGTATAGAAGAAGATATAAAAAATGCAGAACATTTTATAAAATCTATAAAAACAGATAAAGAGTATAAAGAAGAAAATGGCTGGCACGGATATTACAATGAAGAAATTGTAGAGCTTGCTAGAATATTGCAACATATTTTATCAGATTATAAAAGAGTATTAAAAGAGAATGAAGAAATAAGAATAAAAAACAATGCAATAAAAAGAGAAAGTGAAGCATATGCTGAACACATGATTAGATTAGATAATGAATTAAATTTAGAAAAAGAAAAATCAAAATATGAATGGATTAGACAAAATTGTTTACCACAAGAATTAGTAAATAAGTTATATATTCCAATTCAAAAAATAAAAGACAATTTAATAAAGTATCAAGAAGAGTACGAATTATTATTAGAATATCAAAGTGGAAAAGAAAGTAATAGGACAAAATATTTAAGAGGAAGAATACATACGTGTCAAGAATTGCTAGAAAGTGAGGAATAAATGAACGAGGAAGAAAATAAAGCAAAAGAATTATTAAATAAATAAAAGAGCATACTACAATAAGGTGGTAGTATGAAAGAAAATGAGATAATAACAAATTAGAAGAGGAAAAAGAACAAATATTAAAAGATATAGCAAGAATAATAAAAAAACAGGCTATTCCCAACATAAAAGAATATGTAGATAATAACTAAAAAAGTAGGTGATACAAATGACAATAAACCACATATACAACATAGTAATAGACACAATGAAAGAATTAGAAAACATAAACTTATTAGACATATCAAAAAGAAAAGAAAGTCAAGCACAAATAAATAAAGCATATAAAATCTTAGACAATTTTAAAGATGAACTTATAAGAGAAGATATAAAAAGAAAACAAGGAGGCACAAATGAATAAGAGTGAGCTAATAGAATTGTTAAAAAACTATAAAGAGAACAAAGCAAAACTGAATATAAAACTAAAAGAGATAAAGACAAAAAGACTACAACTAAAAGGTTGTGAAGAGGTAGAGACAAGTTTAACAACAGGTTATGGAATCAATCAAGACATACATAGCAAAAACCAAATAAGCAATAAAGTATTAGCTAAAATAGAACAAAATGATATCAGGAGGAACGATATAAAAAATGAAATAGAGACTTTAGAAGAAGAAATCAGAAAGCTAAGAGAAAGCGTAGAAGCGGTAGAAGACAGATTAATAGGATTGAAATACAAAGAAAGAGAATTACTAGTAGCATATTAC